TACTGATTTAATTGAAGCGTTAGCTGGTAATACGACAACTGCGGAAGTGCCTTATTTAGAAGGAGAATATATTTTAAAATTTAGAGATGATGGTGGCAGATTTAGTTCAGGGGAAGCAAGTGTAGTTATTGATTTACCTGATAATTTAGCTCCTTTAATTGCTCTAACAAGGAGAGAAGATCAAGATAGTCCAAAATTTCAAGGAGCAAAAGATAAAGTTGCTTTTGATGCAACTACAAACAGTTTGAATTTAGCTGGTGCTGGACAATTTGATTCGATAACTGATTTTGATTTAGTTGGTTCTATTGATGATTTTGGAGGTATTTCTTCATTAGGTACTTACGAATTTGGTGGATCTGCTGGTAGTTCTTTCTTGGATTTAGGTGCTGTATTTAGTGTAGATTTTAAACGACATTTTCTTACTGAAGCATTTTTTCCTTCTGATTTGTTTGATTCCAGAGGTTTAATTGATAGCATTACAGACTTTGATGGTACAGAAGCTCTTGATGTAAATGCCGAAATGCAAATTGCAGTTACCCAAGATAATCCTAGTTCTGGATCTCCAACCTATACTACGTTCCAAACTTTTGCCAATGGTACTTATAAAGGAAGAGGTTTTAAATTTAAAGTAAATCTTACAAGTAATGACACAGCACAGGATATAAAAGTTTCTCAATTAGGCTATACAGCATCTTTACAGAGAAGGACAGAACAAGGTAATCTAACAGCAAGCGGAGCAGGAGCTAAAGCTATTACTTTTACTCATCCGTTTTTTGTTGGTACATCTTCTATTCTGGGAGCAAATACTAATTTACCCTCTATTGGTATTAATGCACAGAATATGGCATCAGGAGATTACTTTGAAGTGTCTAGTGTATCTGGAACGGGCTTTACTGTTCACTTTAAAAATTCATCAAATGCTTCGATTGATAGAAATTTCACTTATCAGGCTGTCGGATTTGGTAAAGGAGGGTAGAATAAGCTCAATGTTGGTTTTT